AAAATTTAAACAACACAGACTGCGCCCGTCCAAAACCTCTTGCTGAACCACTACCAAATGTCGAAATAATTGGTGCCATTAGAAATTACTCCGATTAAGCAAACTGAGTCTGGGCGGCAAGAACGGTAAAGGTGCTTGCGCCAGTTTTGATAACTGTGAAGGAATAGGTGTCTATGCTGTCCGGGTTACCTTCAGTCGGTGCTTCTCCGCCCTGCCACTTCGGCGTTACGGTCGTACCATCTACCTGAATCGTGTCGAAGTAGTAAGCAGTGGACCCCTGCGTGGCCAAAACGGCCAACGTCACCGACTGGCCCGTAGACAAGTAGGCATCAAGCGTCGTAGTGCCGTCCCCAACAATGTTGAGTGCCCGGTTCGCAGACTGGTTAGCAGTCAGGTAAACAATACCCTGATTGTTTGCGTTGACTGTCAGAGTGCCGCTTGAAGACCCGTCAGTGATAAACTTCTCTTTGATATCCTCAAGCTCAGTCGTACCATCGATATTCATACCGGGCAGGACAGCGGGTTTATTGAAGTCCCATGTATCCGTGCCAGCAGCATATGAAATCGTAGCTGAAGCGCCGTTTACTGTAAGACCGGCACCGTTTGCTGACGCGGCGTCTGTTGCCCCATTGGCAACGGTAATGTTTAAATCCTCAACATCGAGAGTGGTGCTATTGATTGTAGTCGCTGTCCCATCAACCTGAAGGTCACCAGAGATGATCACTGTGCCGGTGTTATCTCCGAAAGCTGCTGGATCGATGGTGAAGTTAGAAGGGCCGCGTAAAAAGCCACTTAGCTCTAGGTTGGGTGCTGTAATATCGCCAGTGAAAGTAGCACCAGACAAATTCGCGAAGTCCGAACTCGCCGCCTGTAAGTTATTAACCTGAGCATCACCCTCGTCCTCGACCCGCGTCACCTGAGTGTTACCCTCAGCTATAACGTTATTGATCTGAGTGCTGCCCTCGTTCTGAAGATCACTCAGGGTAATATTATCGATGGTAGACTCGATAGCCTTTCCAAGGAGAAGCATTTCCTTCTCATCAGTGACCGCATCGAGTTTAGTTTGAATGGTCGCTTCAAACTGCGTGAAATCAATAGCCATTTTTTAAATCCCCGCTAGTGCAAATATTTCGGCATCTTCGACGCCAATGTTAATTCGAGCCTGTTCAAGGTTTGCTACGTCAGCCAAGTTATTGGCCGCTACCAAAGCGCCGCTGGTATCAAATGCTGCTGCGCTCCAAACGTTGCCGTTATAAACAAACATCTGACCTTGAGTGGTGTTGAAGTACAGCGCACCAACTACAAGAGGGTCGCCATCGTTGTCCGTAGCTGGCTCAGTAGCTTTAGGGCCAAGATACTGGTCTGTGAACGTATCAAGAGTGTTTGCAGCGTTTTGTTCACTAGTAGCCGCGGCATTTTCTGAGGCCAAAGCATTCGCTGCACTGGTAGCGGCATTCGTTTCGCTGACAGCGGCTGCATCTGCACTATCCGCGGCGGCAGTTGCTGACCCGAGTATACCGTCTACGTACACCTTACGCGTTGCGTCGTTGGCATCTGTAGGTGCGGACAGCCCGGTGATCTTATTTGACCCCATTTCGAGGTTACCCGACATGCTGTCGCCGGTTTTAGCCACGCGTGTATCACGCTGTGCGTCTACATACTGTTTGTTCGTCAGATCACTGCTGGTAGAAGGTGTAGACGATGACGTAACCTTGTTGCCGCCCATATCAAGAGCGCCGGTCATCGTGTCGCCAGCCTTGCTGACCTTCGTGTTGATTTTGTTATCTAGCGTTGTGAACGCATTGGCGTCATCGGCAATCGCCTGAGCCAGCTCATTCAAGGTATCAAGTGTACCCGGTGCACCATCGATTAAATTATCGATGCTCGTATCGACGTATGCTTTGGTGGCGGCGTCCTGTGCGTTAGTGGGGTCCGTAAGGTTAATGATCGTGGCCGCAGTGGCTGCGTCCATATTAAACTCACCTGATACAGTTACGTCGTTAAACGTAGAGGTACCAGATGAAGTGACATCGCCCGTCAGATTACCGGTTACATTTCCGGAAACATCTCCAGTGACATTGCCGGTTACATTACCAGTAACATCGCCAGTAACATCGCCTGTGAAGCCCGAAGAGGCCGATACCGCGGTAAACGAACCGCCGGCGGGGGTTACCGCACCGATTGTCGTTCCGTCAATTGTGCCCCCGTCTACATCAACGCTGTTCAGCGAAGCCTGACCGGACGTATTAACAGTTGTGAAATTACCGGCTGCAGTCGACGTGGCACCAATTACTGTGCCGTCAATCTCACCGCTGGCAATGTCCACCTTTGGAAGAACAACCGATCCTGTACCGTTCGGGGTCAGGTTGATGTTGCCGTTGCTGTTCAGGCTAGAGATCGTGTTGGCATCGATCTTGATATTGTCGATAGTTGCGGCGGTGATCGGTGTGGTGTTACCAATCGAAACACCGTCAATCGTACCGCCATTAATGTCGGCAGTCGTGACCGTGCCGAGGTTTGAAACCGTTGCCCCACTAAAATTAACTGAGCTTGATGCCGTAAGACCTGTGAATGCGCCGCTCGACGGAGTATTCGCACCAACTGTTGCGCCATCGATGCTGCCACCGTCGATATCCGCCGAGGCTGCATTCAGAAGAGTGTTCGCATTGAGGGTGGTGAATGTACCCGCGGTCGCAGAGGCCGCACCAATGGTGGTTCCGTCAATGTTTCCGCCGTCAATGTCTACCGAGGTGAAAGCGCCCGTAGAAGGGGTGACTGCCCCTATAGTCGTTCCATCAATACTTCCACCATCAATATTGACAGTCGTGAAGCTACCGGCAGCTGGCGTAATGCTGCCAACGACCGTGCCATCAATGTTACCACCATTGATATCCACACTGGCTGCAGTGAGAAGTGTGTTGACTGTCGTGTTCGTGAACGTTGAAGCCGCGGGGACAGTATTGCCAATCGTTACCCCATCAATGCTGCCCGCGTTAATGTCCACGGCAGAAAGCGTTGAGGTTCCACCGACGGAAAGGTTGCTGTCCAAGCTGACGTTGCCGGCAATGGTCGCCGCGCCGCCGAGCGTCAAAGAGCCTTCAGCAGAAATTCCGCCCGACAGGAACAACGCTTTAAAGCGGTTGGAGGCTGTTCCGAGGTCAACAGTGTCGTTGGTCTCAGGGAAGAAAACATCGTTTTCTGTAATCTGAGCCACTTCACGCCGAACAGCTGCACCAGTGTTATTGCCAGCGCATAGGAAAACGCGGCCCGTGGCGTTGTTTAGCCACAAAGACCCGGGCGCATACCCTTCAGTGTTGTCATTGGTGACCACAGGGTTGGCCGTTGCATCCGTGTTATTCTGGCCGCCGACGCCACCATTTTCAGGCTGCAGCAATCCAGACACGGAAGTTTCAAGCGGGATCTTTGGAGCATTCCCGGTACTACCGTCGTGGACATGGCCAGTGGTACCGTCAAACGACGCGGCTAACTGGTTAAACTCCGCGTTGAGAGGCGGAGCAGTAACGTCCAGACCGTTAATAATATCAGCAATTGACTGGCGCGTGTAACCGCTCATTTAACGTCTCCCTGAAAGGGCAAATTCAAACACAATGCCCTGAATTGAAAAAGGCGCGGACTGCCCGGATGTAACGAACGTCGCGCGTACGGAGTACCCAGACCCCTGAAGGTTAGAGATAATAACGGGCTTTGAGTTGCCCCCGTATTGAACATTGTCGCCGCCAAAAACGATGTTCCGACCGCCGTAGACCGTTGGAGCACCTGTCGATTCTTGGTCATACGTTGAAGGGCGAGCTGTATCGGCGTCACCCCAATCGTACTGCAATGAAAGATTAAGGGTGAACGGGCCTTCAGCACGGACGAACGTGTTAATTTTGTGGGGCACCTTACGGACTTCTGTATCACCAAAATCTAAGTAAGGTGTTGAATAAATGGATATAATATCTCGGCCATCGAAAGATTCACCGGTTTCTTGCCGGTACACATTTCCGTTGTAGTCGCCGTGCAGAATAAATTCCTGTCGACCAATATACTCGGATGTCGTGCAGGAAGCGCGGATACCTAAAAGCTCCCCATACTCCCACGAAATCTGGCCATTACTATTAACCAGCCCACCAACGATACCTGCAGCGTTTGGGGTCTCAATATCGTCCCCATTAATGAAGTAGCGGACCTGCGATTTAGATCGCACAACGACGCCATTTAAAAGATCCAAGTCGTTGTTCTGTATGATGTCTAGCAGCCTACCCTGAATTGACTTTGAAATCGTCTCAAGCTCAACGTCACCAATTCGGCTCGTGCCCGCCACAGGACGAAGACCATCCGGGGCAAGGAAAATCAAATCACCGCCAATTTCCTGAACGCTATCTCGAGCAATACACCCGACATTAGCGGTAACCTGATCAAGTACGAAACCAGCCGTTAGGTCCGGGGATACTTTCTTAATAGAGTTCGAGCCGAAGACGAACAAATCGTCCCGAAAGGGCTTGAACTGAACGACAGGAAAGCCGACCGGAATTTGCCCAGCACCTGCTGCCGCAGTAAATGTTTTGGAATCCTGTGGGGCGGAATGAACCATGACTGACCTAGCAGTCTGGTCGCCGCCAAGAAATAAGTGGTTTTCAAAGACATCAACGATGGAGGGGGCGTCTACGAGCTGGTCTCCGCCGGGAGATGTTTCCCCGCCTGAGTTGGCTGACGATAGTTCGTACCAGTCAATTCCATCGAAAATGATGGCGTTGTTAACACCATCGACAAAGCAAATCTGGTTGCCCGTGCCAAAATCAAACTGAATATGGCGTATCTTAAATACTTCTAGAGGGGTGTCTTGCATCACCCTCGTCGTGCCGGTGTCCATTTTGGACCAACCGACACCCGGGGTAAGTTTATAAAAACTGTAAGAATTCTGTCCTACGTCTTTTCGTGCAGAAATGGCGAAAGGAGTGCCAGACGTTTCATCGCGAAACATTGCGATGCAAAGAACTTTTCCTTCGGCTGACCCAGTGCCATCATCAACAAGAGGGTAATCAGGATCAAATTCTTGATATCCCTCTAAACGACGATAGCCGCCAAAAAGAGACGGCTCATAGTTAACCAGTCGAGTAGCTGCACCCGGAGTATTTTCAGCGAGATCCAAGTGGTTCTCGTTTGAGTTCAACCCTCCGCGGCAGACCAGTTTAAAAGATTCTATACGGTCCGGCATTAACGGCTCCTCAAGGGAAGAACACCGTTAGTCGAGTGTCCACCACCGAAAGCAATCCGGCGGTCGTACACATAGTCATGCTTGTTGATATAGATGCTCTGGAGATCTTTAATCCCGCGCTCGAAAGCCTGAAACGTTAACTGAGCGCTCTCTGGATTGTCCTTGAACATGTACATCTGGTAGAGCGCACCATCAACAATGACATGATCAAAGTTTTCTGGCACACGACTTTCATCCGTGGAATTGGTTAGCGTAACTGTATTTAGGTAATACCTAAATTTTAACGTGTACGCTTGGTCCGGCGACGGGGTGACGCCAAAGCCGCTTCCATGAGACGGGAATACAAGCCGGGGTACATCTCGGCCAGCATTACCGGAGGCATAGTCGTCATCCCTATGTTTGTCATACCATTCGTCCCGATTAATAAACTCTAAAGCCTGAAATGCGACACCCTGTGTGTCATTTTCTTGGATCTGAAAACTTTCCCAATCGACCACTTTAAGAGCAGTCGGCCATGCATATTCATTTTGACCTACAATCAATGACTGAGAATGTTCTGCAGCATTGAACGGCCACTCATATTCAGACTGATTTATCTTCTGTATAGAAGCACGAACAGCGTCTTTAACTAATGCCTGAACGCCACGAACGTTACCGAAATCCGCCGGTGCAATCTCAACTTCATTGAGGCGGCGAAGCGTTTTATTGCAAAGTTCGATATACGTAGTCGGCATCAGGTCTTCCTATTTTGAAATAGCGAAAGGGGGCCAGCCGAAGCCAGCCCCCAATCCGCCCTCATCACGCTACGTTGTAGTACGCAGCAACGAGGCTCTCACTCCGAAGGATCTTCCGACCGAAGAGGTTCATACCACGGACCACGTCAGCGAACGTGTCCGGGCTACGGAACGACTCAGTCTTCGCGATCTGCTGAGCAGTCGCAACCGCCGACCGATGACCGGCAATGATGATGCCGAAATCAGTCTCCGAACCGTCAGCAGCAGTTGTGCCGGGGCCGGTGCCGACGAACGGCAGGTTGTTGGACTTGTAGATCTGG